TGTATACAGGCCACCATGAGCCTGAGAATATGGTCGCTAGTCCTATAACAGAGAACCAAGCGGCAACTCCAGCCACCAACAATGAAGTGGCGAAAGCAATATTGTTAATCATTGAGAAGTTGTTGTAGCTTCAGTTTGAACTGATCTATCTTAAGAGTTCTGTTTGGCCAGTAGATGTATTCTTTATCTTCATTCTGGGCCAAGTTGTCTAGTAATGGCATCATAGCATTGTACAGTGCCTCTGCCTTCATCTTCCATTCGTCAGCTTGTGCTTGCCACTCTTTCGATGCAGACGATGCTGCAGTTACTTCTGTCCTAACAGACTGGACGGCATCAAGCTCTTGCTCATCTACTACAGAAAAGCCAAAGTCGAAGTTGGAAAGGTCCATATTGTTCTTATCTACCATAGAAATACCTCGTGTATCTTATTTATCAACCAAAGAACTGGTCGAGTGTGTATCTTTTGTCTAGTTCCCAGCCAATAGCTGTGCAAATAGTACGAATAGGCTCTTTAAAGCCTTTATCAAACTGCTTATCATAGTCGACATAGTCATGTAATCCTAGTCGTTTATCTAATGTAGCAGGAACAGCGAGTACGTTCTGTCTGATAGGGTTAGGTAGTTTCATGTAAGAGAACTTAACCTTCTCACCCTCAGCAATCATAGTAATCTTCTTATCTAGTTCCTTGTCTTTGAGAAGCTGATTGTATACGATAGCTCCTCTTACAGCAATAGGTGTTCCTTTCTTGTATAGATCTGCAGCATCCATATACTTTTGTATGTTCCTACAACCTCTAGGAAAGGCTACTTCCTCAAACGGTAGCTCATGAAACTCTTTCTCAAAGTTATCAACAAACTCTCTTAACTTGAGCTCACCTTCTTGCATAATAACTTTAAGGGCTGCTTTGATGTTTGTTCTACATGATGACGGTGTAGATGAACGTACAGCTTCAATGCCCATCATCTTTAGTTGTGGTTCGTTGTAACGAACTCCTTCATTGTCATACACGTTTAGAATATAATGTTTCTTACCTGTCCATATGCCTTTGTCAGCGATAGCTTCTCGCTTCATTACCATTTTTTGTTCGTAGGCATTGACATAGCGACCAAGGTTAGCGTAACTTTTATCAATAAAAGGTTCCAGCTTCTCTTCACAAACACGATCCAAGAAGTCGACGACCTTGGCAGGGTCTTTCTCGTTAGGCATAACCGCACTAACAAGGCTATCAAGCGTGATGTACAACGAATCCGTATCGACTGCAAGTACATAGTCTTTGTCCTCTGTTTTAAATAGTTTATTTAAGTAGATGTTTATATGCTTCTCCATCCACTTGATAGACAATTGTCCGCTTAGTGTGATGGATTCAGCATATTTAGTATCAAAGAATCTAAAGTATTGATTACCGAGTGCGCCATAGGCTGAGTTAAGTTGAATCTTCTTAGCCATCTGCATATTATTACAACGTGCAATTTCTTTAGTTAGTTCATTACTTGGGTTCTTCTCATATTCCTGCTTTGCTTTGATCATTCGTTTCTTCCAAACTACTCGATCATTGTACATACTTTCCATCAACTTAGGTAAGAATCCTTGAACATCCTTGGTGTAGATTGCTCCAGATCCACAAACAGTTGCGTTGTGCTTCTCCATAAACTCTTTCATATCTTTGTCGTTGTAAAGACCTTCTATGATATCATCTATTGATGGTTTGAAACCTACATCACGCAAGAAGGTTTCAGGTGATATGTTATACTGCATAATTAAGTGAGGGTACAGAGAGTTCAAGTCAAACGATACTACCCAGTCATGCATTCCAACTTGTGGATCTTTGACGTAAGCACCTTCTACCTTGTTCTCCTTATCACCCACTTCCTTAGGTGGTACAACAATATTCTTTTGCATGAGGAAGTTATGAATAATAACATCCCACATACGTACAGACGTGAGGGCATCGATTAGGTTAACACCAGCATCGTATGCAATAGTGCAGGTCTGCTCGATAAGTTTCATCTTATCATCTAATCTTTCAACCAGCAGAACGTCTTTGATATTATAGTCTAAGAACTTCTGATAGTTTTGTTTGTATAACTCATTGAGTGATTCATACTCAGAGTAGTCTAGTTTCTTCTCGCCAAGTTCTACAAATCCAATGTTGTCCAATGAGTATGATTCTTGTTGCGAGTACGTGAACTTTCGATATAAACCGAGATAATCAAGTATAGTGACACCAATAATATCTTTAGCATTAGGTTCAACCTTTCCACCAGTTTCTTCTGCAGCCCTCGTTTGAGGTGTAGGAATAAGTCTATCATTTACAATGCCCCATGGCGATAATCTTTTGAGTGCGTCTCTGGATAACTTTCTTTCTATACGATTACATATGTATGGTATGTCAAACATCTCGACGTTCCATCCTGTAACAATGTCTGGATCCAGAGCAACCCACACATCAATAAACTTATATAGTAGATCAATTTCATTCCTACATTCAATAAAGTCTACACCTTCTTCTGGCGTATACTTATCGCCATTAGTATGAGGCGTAGCCATAACAATGGACTTGTCTCCTTGTCGTATAGCTATTGAAAGTACTTCTTTGTTTGCTTCTCGAATGTTAGGGAAACCGTCATCAGAGACAGTCTCAATATCAAAGTTGAATACGTTGAGTTGAGTTACATCAAACTTACGTTCTGGATACTCTTCATTGATATATGCATATGCAAACTGCTGCATGCCATATACAGGAGAGTTTGATATCTTACCGTGCTCTTGGATAAAGTTTCTTGCATTACGAATAGAATCGAAGCGCTTAGGCTCAACTTGCTTACCATGAATAGTCTTGTATGGCGATTGCTTAGTTGAGTTTACGTAAAGCGTAGGCTCGTAATCAACCTTGCGTTGCTTACGTTCTCCGTCTTCGATATAGCGCTCAAGTATTTGATTGCCATGTGTGTATATATTCGTATAAAACTTCATTTAATCTCGTCTCGACTGTACTCTTTTTCTAAGATCAGATGTACTGAATGAATGGTCCCGACTATTATACACGATATCTATCTCATTGTCAACACAATATTGTTTACCAGTAAACTCTTTATCGATGTAATCCGATCCAATGATTCTAACATCTATTGGGAGTGACTTCAACACATCAAGCAAATCTTTCTCGGTGTTATATATTACAATATCGTCGACAAAGCGTACGGCGGATAGCTGTAGCTGTCTTTCAAAAATAGATTGAATTGGTTTGTTTTTTTCTTCACGGTCTACTGATGGATCATCCTGTAGGGCTACAATAAGATAATCACAATGCTGTTTAGCTTCTGCTAACATGGTAGCATGACCTGCATGAAGCAGGTCAAAACATCCACACGTAATACCTATTCTGCCTTTCGATCCAACGTCACCGTTGAGCCATTTAAGCATAAGTTATCCGTTTAATAATGTAGAGGTAGAGTCTTCTCCGAAAAGATTCTTAATGGTTTGTAGCTTCTCATCAGCTGAAGCTAGCTTTTCAACTTCCAGGTCAATAGCTTGAACTACTTCTGGATGCTCCCCAATACCAGCTGGGTTAGCCATATAGACTTTAATGTTAGCTTGAGCAATTGCTATGTCACCCTCATACTTCTTTGACAATGCGTCAAGTAATCCTAAGTCATCTTTCAATTTAGACATTCTCTAATCTCTCCATAAGCCTCTCAGCTCGATTTGTAACCTGTCTATACCACTTGCTGTCTCTTCCTTCTACAGCAGCAGTGTTCCAGTCGCCACATTGTAAAGCAGCTACGTGCTTTCTAAAACCTGTAAGTCTTGTACGTCCCATATTGAACATCATGTTAGCAATAACTTGCTTAACTTCTTCTGGATATCCGTCCCAAGCCTCGTGTAATATTTTACAATCATCAATAACGATTTGAACGTCTTTCTCAAAGAGTTCTACACATCTCTCTTCCGTGATAGGCGTGCCGACAGGCGCTCCACTCTCTTCATCAGAATCAAGGATAAGATGGCCGATGCCAACAGTAGGCAGACCAAGATGGTCAAGATAAACTTCAAGTACCTTCCCCTCGTCGATTGTTAATTGTTCGCGTAATTTGTCAAGATCCATGGATCCTCCGTTTTTGTTTTTATTCCATTTATTTATGGAAAAAAGATGCCGGATAGATTGAACTATCCGGCAGATCACATTATACATAAATCAACTTCAAAGGTCAACTATTTTACTTTGAATTCTTTGGGCTTCAATTCCTCAGGAATAATTCTGAGAAGATCGATAGAGAGAATACCATTAGTATACTCTGCTCCCTTGACCTCAACATGCTCGGCCAATGCAAAGGTTCTTTGGAACGAACGTCCTGCAATTCCCTGATGTAGGAATTCTTTGTCATCAGCTTTTGCTTTATCTGCTTTTACAAGTAGGCTGGATTTTTCAAGCGAGATTGTGAAATCTTTCTTATCAAAGCCTGCTACTGCAATTTCGATAACGTAGTTGTCATCATCCTTCTTAACAATATTGTAAGGTGGATAATTTCCGTTTGGTTGGCTGTGGATTGCATCGAGTCGTTTGAACATTTCATCAAACCCAACACTGAATGGTCTAAAATGACCGAATGGTTCTTCGTAGATTGTCATATCTATTTCCTCCTTTGGATTAAGCGAAGATTAATATATGTAGCCTCTAATGAGCACTACAGGTTTATTTATATAACTATGGGGACTTTTCTATATATTTCAACAGAAAAGTCCTTTTTTTACTTACTTTTCGTTTACAAACTCATTCAATTCAGATGCAACAGCAATAATATCCTGTGCATTAATTGAGGTCGTAACTAAAGGTTTCTTATCATCAGGATGATTATCGTTGTGGGTATAAACCGCATCGTTCTTCCTTTGTAAGTTTTCTATTAGTATAGACTGAGCCATACTTAGTAAGTCGGCACGAATCTCGTACCCAGACTTTCCGTTAGACATAATGTCCTCCCGTGTGTGTGTTTCCTGGTTCCTCCAGGTCGGTCCTTACGTGTTAGCTACTGGTGCTTCTGGAGCTGTATTAGCTTCTTCAGCTGGAGTCTCTAATAGACCAGCTAATCTCTTTTGCATTCCGTCTAATGACATAGCTACTTGATCAGCTTGGAACTGAGCATTAAAGATAGCATTTTCTGCTTCATCTTTTTTCTTAGCTAAATCTTGACATTGGGCGTAAAGATATCTGCCTTCTTCAGACATTTCCTCGACCATGTATTCTACATCGTTGAGTACTACTTTTGCTGGCTCTTGAATTTCTTCAGTTTGGCCATCAACTACTTGGTTTTCTTCTGACATGAGTTACCTCTTTTTTCCTATATTATATTTAGTTACTAATTCCCAATCACCCTTTTGGCTGAACGGGATCACCTTTATCTGACTTAATGGTGAGACAGGGTCAATAGATTTCTCTGGTACAACCAGATCAACGAGTCCCCACTCGGCCAATAAGTTAGCTATTGTATTTCTTCTTGCAATATCGTCGTTAGTACAGTCTGTTGTATTACCG